CTGACATGGGAGTGCCGAAGGTTATGACCGACCCAGACTTGGTGGCTGACGAATATGCCTTTGAGACTGCGCTGTGGTTCTTCAATAAGAATGGGTTGTTTGACATTGCAGACGAGGGCGTAACGAATGACGCCATCAAGCGCATCACGCGCAGGGTGAACGGCGGCTATCATGGTCTGGATGATCGAAGCAACCAGAGCAAGAAAATCCACACTTGGCTCATGGCCTAGTTTAGCTAAGTTAGCTAAGTGGCGAAGCAAGATCAAAAAGCAAGCGCGGCGGTGGGTAGGGCCGGAGAGCATTTAGCTCTCGCCTACTTATCGCTTGCTGGATACATCTGCACGTTGTGCCAGATTAAAGATCACGATGCGTATATACAAACGGGTACACAGACGTTGACCTTGCAGGTTAAAACCGCAAGCAAGACGCACAAGACCACCAATAGATACGCATTCCACACGCCTAAGAGGAACGTAGGGGTGTCGGACGTGTTTGCGTTTGTATCTATTGAATTAGGCGCTGTGATCTTCCGCCGGGGTGATGAGCTGACCTCTGTGACAACATATATTTCGCCAGAGGAATTTATGGATGAAAAGCAGTCAATGCAAAAAACATTCGACAGCTTCAAATAATCGCTTGTGACTGTGTTCTGGTTTGATTACAAAGTTCGAGTGGGTGGCTTTCATCACAAGATAAAATCGACTTGCCACGGGAGTGGTGGTTGTTTAGCCTAGTGTGACGTTGCTACCAAATGTGCCAGCATTCAATTCAACGGCCACCCACACGATTACTAGAATATAATACCCACTAGCGCCATCAAGCCAGCGCCGCTTGCGAAGCCAAAGATGGCTCCGACAAGTCCGGCGATGTGAATTTTACGCTCTACCTCTTCGTCAGTCATCACTCACCCTCCTCAAAGCAGTTGTTCAACGGCTGAATAGGTTGCTTGCTAAACACCCATCGCCACTGCCGCTTGGTGTAACCCGGAACTTCCACGAAATCACGCGCGCGGTAAACCTTGTTCGCTTGCCACATTTTCTTGAGATAGCTTGACGTGCGAGGGACGCTATCACCCAGCAGCTCAGCGGCCTCTGCTGCCGTCACGCGCTGGTCATACGGGATCAAAGAAAACAGGCGATTGCCTTGGTCAATGCTGTGTTGTTTGCTGGCATCGGCTGCGCGCTGCATAGATGGGGCCACAGTTGTCGGCCTGCGCGGGCCAGATGGTAGAGCTTCACGTTTGCGCTGGCGATACATGAGATTTTCAAACTCCCACAGACAGTGGCCGTATGTGATCTCGTAGCGCTCGTGCTTATCGGTAACGCCCTCCAGCTTAGCCCTCAATCGCTCTGCTGCATCTTTTTCATATCGCGCTTTAGCAGATCGAGAAGCGCTTTCTGCTCTTCCAGCCGTTGCTTTAAGTTTGGCCTCATCGCCGTCTTCTGCTCCGTCAGCATTATGCTGTTGTTGCGCTCTAGCCTTTTTATAATAATCTGAGTTTGGTCCGTACTCACGTTTTTTCCTTTCAAGTTTTATGTTCGCAGCCGAACAAATGCGATATATTGTTGACGGTGATACGCGCAGCAATTCTGCGGTTTCAATCTGTGACATGCCTTGCTGAGCGCAGTCAAGAACGTGGCGGGTGAGCGCATCTGGATCGTATTTCATTGGTAATCCTCCAAGGGGTCTATCTGGCCTACGCCGTTGCAGACTTCGCATTCTTCCATGTGGCTTCCAAAGTCGCCATGCCAAGTTGAGCTTTGACGAACCCAAACATCGCGCTCAACCTCGCCTTCGCCATCGCATTCAGGGCAGTTGATTATATTAGTCATAGCATTGCGCTCCTGATGAACAATGGCACTGCAAACAGAGCCAAGAGGAATGTGATTTCGGCGGCGATTTCTAGCTTATGTTTCATTGCTGGTTCTCCCGGTTTGAGTGGGGAGCCGAAGCTCCCCGGTTGTGTTAAATGTAAAATTTGCCTGCGCCGCCACCAATGTCTGAGAACCGTCTATCAGCGCGCAAAACTTTTTTTCCACCGCGCGGGCCGATAACAACAGACAAGGTGGTGGCGTATAACGTGCCTTCCCCGAAGCAGCAGAAGCTGGCGTATGAGCCATGATCGGATACATCAATGCGTAAGTCATACTCTGGAGCATCTCCTTCGATTGAACTCTGCGTGTTTTTCTTCATTGCAGACATCAAGCGAAGTGCTGCTCGCTTTTGAGACATGTTGAGTTTTGATGCGTCGATTTTTTCGATTGCTGTTGCGATTGTCATATCCGTTCTCCATCTGTTTATACAATTACACTAATCCGCAAATCATCCTATGTAAATACTAAAGATGCACTTGCATAAACTTTTTTTAGGATGTAACGTCCTATCAAATTAACCTTGGAGGGTGACATGAAGAAAGAAAGTCGAGTGGTCTTAACTGAAGCCCAGCATGAGGCGCTGACGTTAGCCGCCGAGCGCACTGGCATGGCGCTGGCCACGTTTATCAGGTCGGCGGCACTAACCGTGGCGGCCAATGCAGGCATTCACGCTGAACAGCCGCGAGCTGACTAATGGTCAACGGGCGCAATAAGGGTGCAAGTTTCGAGCGGGAAGTTGCCAACATGCTTCGCGATGAGCTGGGCATAGGTTTCAAGCGCGACCTTGAGCAATACCGGGCTGGCGCTCATGCTGACCTGATCCCAGACGATCCGGCATTCCCGTTTACCTTGGAGCTAAAGCGTTACAAGGACGGCCCAATTGGCGGTGCGCCTGCATGGTGGGAGCAAGTTAAAATTGCCGCTGAGCGTGAGCAGAAGATGCCGTGCCTAATATATAAATACGACCGTAAGCCAATGCGATGTGTGATCCCGCTGGCTGCGTTAACCGATTGCGATCACGATTACACTGTAGAGGTCGATTTCGAGACCTTCTGCTATATTGCTAGGGAGGCAATGCAATGACTGAAATAAAACTTACAGGCAAAGAAGACCTTTGCGAAATTTCCGAAAAAAATTACTTTCCTACTGGTCGAAATTGGTCAGACGACAGCAAATCATTTGAAAAAATATTAAATGATAGTTGTGACTTTGCTCTTCGCCTTGGGATGCTTGAGGCGTTGGATTCAATGTTTCTGAAAATTAATGTAGTTGATGGGAAACCTGAATTTACGGCTTATGTAGCAATCGCTGACCACAAATTTTCGGCGTTAAAGGTTTTAGACAACAGCTTTATTCAAGGAGACGTTGATTGTGATATGAAGTTAAGATTTGATTATCCCGACAACGAACTTACGGCGGAGATTGTTGAATGATCCCTGCTGACAGATTATCCAACACGGAATACCATTCCAAAAAGGATCACATATCGTCATCTGACGTTAAGATGGTCCACAGCAAATCGCTGGCACATTGGAAGGCGAAGACATACAGCTCAAGCCCAGTGTTTGATATGGGAACCGCCGTACACGCAATGGTGCTAGAGGATGGCAAGGGTATCATCCGTGGGCCAGAGACCCGCCGGGGTAAGGCTTGGACGGAAGCACATGAAGAAGCACAGGCAAACGATCAGACCTTGCTGACCGCCGGCGACTATGACCTTGCGCGGAATATTGCCGATAGCGTACTGTTTCATCCAGCTGGTCAACGCATGGCTGGGCCGACAACGGTCAACGAGGCCAGCTTCTTTGCCACTGACCCTCAGACTGGGCTGAAAATCAAGTGCCGCCCAGATAGCTACTGGGATGCCAAAGGTGTCCTATACGATCTCAAGACGTGTCAGGATGCTTCACCCAGAGGCGTGGCGAAGGACATGATTTCGTACAACTACGCAATACAGCAGGCCTTTTACATGCACTGCATTGAGCAGGCGGGATATGAGGCGTCACAATTTGTATTTGTTAACGTCGAGAAGTCTGGCGCGTTTGCAGTCTCGACAAATATCATACATGAGGAATATCTTGACTGGGCCAAGGGCGAAATGCACATGACCCTGCGCAAGATTGCTAAAGCCAACGAGGCCCAGAAGTGGGACACTGGTTGGTCAGATCAAACTAATGTGATTGATCTGCCACGATGGCTGCGCTTAGATGCAGTC